CCAGAAACGAGCCGCCACAGTCCAGGCTAATACTGTGGTCATGTACACATTCTCGCCGACCCGAGCCGCTGCCCTTTCGCGCGATCGGGAGTACGAGTTTATGATTAAGGACGATTTTGTGCATTATAATGTGGATGGCGGCGACCCTTGGGTCCACCGCGTCTGGAATTATGATGGATCGAAGCGCTCTATCAAGGACTCGCAAGGCCGATTGTGGGTGTATGAAGTAGAGAAGTTCCAGGTTGGATGGGATGAAAATCGTTTCATAGTCCTTCTGCAGCCGCTGACTGTATTGTCGCGAGAAGCTGCCGGGTTCTATGACGAATCTCCCTTTGAGTATAGAACCTATACTCAAACCGTCATGGTTGAAGGCGACAAGGAGTACAAGTACAACGCCATTCGGCATAAGCACTTAGTCTCGTTTGCCCAAAACGGGTCGTTCCACGCGGTCACAGTACCGGCGAAGGGGTATGAGGCCTTGACCTTCCGGGTTGATGCATCAAAACACCCCAATGCTGGCGAGGTGGAACGTAACCTTCGGACGGAGGCTTTCCTGGACCTTGGGTACCAGGATGGCGGAATCGCTTCTGTTGATTCGGTCATCTTATTTCGACACCTATGGTTAACCAGCCATACGGGCTTGACGTTTCATGATGTGAAGTACACTCCCACTCTGTTTTCCTCAGCGGCCCGCGCTCAGCGCGATGGCGACGATGGGTTTTCCTACGGCGCCCCAGGCCCCATCATTTCTGATGAAGGGAAACGGACTATGCGGGCCATCTGCAAACCCTTCGTGGTTGGCAGGGGGTTTGCACCGCTGAGTTCTTACAACAACGACGTTGCTACAACAAACGGTCGTGTCAAGGCTATCGAAAACAAGACCCCGTTCCCCGCCGCAATGGCCGCACACGCATGCGAGTTCATTGAGAAGGTCGTTGGGGAGGCGGCTGGAACTGGTAACCCTAAGAATGAGGACGAGGTGCGTGAAGCCCAGAACAGACCAGCGCAGCGGATTCGCTCCGCCCTGGTTTGGGCCTGGCTGGGCATTAGTCGATTCCTCATTAAGGCCTTTCAGAAGCGAGAGGCCTACACATCGGTGGGTGATCCCCGTAACATTAGCACGTGTAACCCTAAACACACCATTGCCTTGAGTCAGTACACCCTGAAATTCAAGGAAACCGTGCTGAAGCATATCCCTTGGTTTATGCCGGGGCGAACACCACCCGAGATCGCAGAAGCGCTGCATGCCTTTGCTCAGAAACATGATCAATTAGTCGACGCTGACCAGTCGCGTTTCGACGGACATATTTCTGAAGCTTGTCGCGATCTAGAGCTCAGAATCTACCAACGATGGATCTCTCCCGAGTGGCATGACCAGCTAACCGAACTCGTG